AACTGGAACAACACTACTACCTCTTTTAATGCCCAAGAGCGGATACAAAAATATCTTGGACTTCTGAAAATATTTTACATAAAGTGTATTTATTACCATAAAGCTTACAATTTTACATTACCAAAAACTAAATCATATGGTAGTGTGTAGTCCTTGTTCTCATAATGATATTTAATCATATCAGTTATGTCATCAAAGTCCTGCTGCCATATAGCCATTGTCTCTGCTGAGACTTGAAATGGATAAGCTTGGTTGTATTTATCTATTACAATAAATGTAAAGTACAACTTCCACTCTGCCAGATCTGGTAAATCTTTTAGAAACTTATGAAACACAAGTTTCTCATATACAATTGCTTGAATCCAATATTTATAATATTGCACGGACTCAGGAAACTCTAGTAAAGATTTACCTGTAGTCTTAAGGTCATTGATAAATATTGTTTTAGATTGTCTATCTATCACAAGATTATCTATAACTCCCTTAAAACCATATGGTAGATAATCCACGTCAACCTGCACCTGCAACTCACTATACACCTCTATGTGGTCATCTGTTTCAGCCCTATCAAATTGTAGTAATTGTCTTATGTCTTTATTAGACTTAAGTACCTCAACACTTGCTCTACAGCCATCTAGAGTAGGTTGGTCTACTACGGTTTTATCACGGGCTTCTTTAAGAAAATTAAAGTATTGTTTGTTTTCTTCTGTGAGTATCTTATCAAGTCTTTTTGAATCTCCTGTTATAGACTTATCTTTTTTATCATCAGTAAGATTTTGATAGAGATTAGCTGTGAGTAGCTCTGTAAGTATATCTTGTGAGTAGTCCTCCAAAGATAGAGAATTATTTTCTATTGTCAAGTGTGTCTTGAAAATATTATCAATAATTTTCTTCTGACTATCTGTTGGTAGTTTTCCCGGCATGCTTGTAAAATAATCATCATACTTATCCTCTTCAAACAAGAGACAGTGTATGACCCTACCTGCTACCAGGTGAGGGCCAACACTATCTTCTCTGTTGTTGAGCACATAATGATTATAGAATGCTACCGGAGAATAAAGAAGTTTACTAATGCTAGAATAGCTAAAGTAAAACTTTTCTTTATAGAATTTTTCTAGTTCCTCAGAACCATTCAAAGTCATCTCCATTTGTTTTTTCTATTTGATTGTTATTTGATTCTTCTTCAAGGGTCCCCTGGTCTGCACTTAATTCTTCTTCTAATGCTATTAACTCTGACTTAAGTTCAGCTCTTTGAATATTAGTTATTGCAGCTTCTATGAGTTCATCAGTAACTATTTCATCCACCGGATCTGTGACCTCAAGTTCTTCAGGATTAATTAAGTTAAGGGATGTTAAATTAAGTTTGTCAAGATAGTCCTGTTTAATAGTAACTTCTTTGATTTCAAAGACCTCATCATATGAAATCATTCTATGAATACCATCAGCATACTCTTTATACAATATCTTAATCATATCTAGAGTTAATAGACCTTTTCCATCTATTATCTTAATTATATCATCAGCATTCATATGACTAACTTGTCTTGGAACCCAATTAAAATAAGAAAGCATAGACTTGAAGTTTACATGGTTTTTAGTATGTGTATTAGATATTACACCACTAAAATCACTTATAAGCATCAGTAAGTACAGCACACTGTTCTCATAATGAGAGTTAGCCATAATTTCCATAGCTAGAATGTGATTGTCATTATCAGTACTTTGAAACATACTTTTTAGCTGCTGATATACATCATAGTCTATAACTGTAGAATCATCACCATTAATATTAGTAAGCAACTCTGACTCACAGTAGATTGGTTTACCTTGAATAGCATCATATGTTTCTTGATACTCTGGTTCAATACCATAAATATATTGACTTTCATAGATGCTCATATCTCCATTACACAGAGTATTTCTCATGTCTGACCAACCTGAACAAACTCTTGTAGCACCTGTGTTTGATATTGCTACTTCTAATTTGTCAATGTAATAATTATCTTTACAAAGTTTCTTTACATTTTCAAGAATAGTATTTGCATCAGCAAAATAATACCATGTAGATGTAGTAAGTTTGCCCACACTACTCTTACCACTGAATACAACAGTAGCTTTAGCTGGATCTCTTACTACTCTGATACCAAGATTTAGTGCAAGGTCTTTTAGTTTCATTCTTGGGATATTAACTCCCGGCAATAGATATATTGTGTCTCCCTTTGTAGGAACATATCCCTTTGAATTTACAAATGTAGAAACTGAATCTTCAAGACCTTCTATAATATCTACATTAAAACCACGTATGTTATTATACTCTGACCCATTGGTCAAATCAATATGAACAAATTTTTCCATAGTTTAATTTATAAAGATTAGGGGAAGTATTACCTTCCCCTATCTTAGTTTTTAATCAGATTAATGTTTGTTTAAAGGGGGTGATTGCCCACCTTTGTTTTATTGGATAGCCATCTTCACCACATTAGTATTCTGCATGAGCTTAGCAAACTTAACTTTGTTTCCGTTTACTATCTCTTTGACCATATAATATCTAAGGTCATTTGTAAATGCATCACATTCAGTAGTTAGAATTGCTAATCTGTCAATTATTGCCGGACTAATTGTACCTTTATCAGCTTGAACAAGTGAATAGTTAATCAATCTGGTAGCAATAACACTAGAGATATCTGCTCTAAAGTCATCATCTTTACCAACGGCATTTGTTAGAGCTCCCATTACATAATCCTTATCTTTAGTCAAGATGTCTTCAGGAGAAATAATTCTATCAAGTTTATTATTGATAAACATAGTAAACATTGCTGCAAAATCAGCACCAACAGAACCCTCACCAATCATCTGAACCAATGGTAATGAATCTTCAAACTTATCAATAGAACTAATTGCATTAAAGAATGTAGTAATAGATCTTGGATTAACTCTTTGAGTTACCAACTCTGGGTGCATCAACATAAAGTTGATACATCTACCATCTATTCCTGCATTCTCAGCCCACTTAGCCCATACATCAGAATCATATTTTAACTCAACAGAGATAAATCTAGTCTTCTGAGCTACGTCAAGAGAAGTAACATTATAGTCACCATTGTCTGGATTAGTAGTCAAGATAACATGCCAGTTCTTAGGTAGCTTCCAAGAAACATACTCTTGTCTATCTAGAATCTCCATAGTAGCTTGCATAAATCTGTGATCTGCACGAGTATAGTCATCAAGAATCAAGAAACCACCCTCTCCTTTACCTTGAATCCACTCAGGAGCAGCATGTGACATTCTTTTATCTACAACTTTATACCCTTTAGCTGTTGCTGCATTTATCTGAGATTCATTTATCCAGGTAGTTTTACCTTCTGCATTCTGGATTTGGAATTCTTTAACAGGAAAACCCACCAAGTCACCCAACTCTTCTAGCTGAGATAAATTTAATTTTACAACTTGCATATTAAGTTCCTTACCTAACTGCATAATAGCAGAAGTCTTACCAAGACCTGCATCACCCTCAATATTAATTGCCACAGGTACTTTACCTTGAGCTTGTATATGCTGGTTATTATTAACCATATGCTTAATAAAACCTTTTAACTCTTCAACATTTAGTTGTACTTGACTCATAACTCTTTTTTTATAGTTCTAACTTAATTACTTTACCTGGTAAATCTTCATTCATATGTGATCTTTCTGACAATACCCAAAGGACATTACCTTTTGGTACTACAGATGTATAACACTCACCGTCAGTAAAATACACCAGGCTAGTATATTTCTTTTGGTTAGCATTATAATAATCCAAGACAGGATCAAACTCTGTTCCTCCTCTTCCTGCTACATTTATCTCATGTTTTCCCTTATAGGGTTCAATAGACTTAATACTAGTATCACACTGTATTACAGTAACATCTACACCTACTTTGTAAATATGGTGAATCTCACCCATGAACTCTTGTAGCTCAGAATCACTTACAGAACCTGAAGTATCAATAGCTAACAACATATGTTGTTTCATTTTAATCTTCAGACCCGGATTGTCAGAGAACCTTCTGTTTTCTTTTCTACGGATTTTCTTAGTAAATACCTTTGTGCTCACTCCAGTAAACCTTCTAATATATCCTCTCCAATCAAACTTAGGTGGAACTATTTCCTCAATAACAATTACTCCTTCTATCTCACCTGGAATATTCCCGCGCTTTTTGATAGTTTGTTCTTTAGCATCAGCTAAAACTTTCTGTAATTGTTTCTCAATTAACTTCTTTTCAGCTTCACTAAGATCTTCAAACTCTTCCCATGTACTGTGGTCAGGTACATCCCCACTTGCTACTTGATCAAGTAACTGATCCATCCCTTCATTACCACATGTGCCATTCTTATCTTTCTCATCTTGAAACTGATTTAGTTTGTCATAGTAATATCTACAACCAGCTTTTCTCTCAAGATTTAGATCTTCATAGTTATTTATATCTATTCCTCCCTCTGGCAACCAATCCTCATCTATATACTGATTGATCTCCATGTCCATTGCCACATTTGCAAGTCTCTTGTTCTTAAAAGACTTAAAGCTTGTCAGATGACCAAAAGCAATATGAAGTAATTCATGCTTTAGTAATCCCATCTGATGCATCTCACTGAGGCCTGTCCAAAAATCTTCATTAATAGCCAACTGAAAGTTGATACCATTCTTACTCACACCTGCAGTAGGAAGATCTTTTCTCCATACTTTGTTGAGCATAATAAGAAAGAACCCATAATAGGGCTCTTTCAACATAAGCTCTTTGCTAATTTTACCAAGACTCTTTTGTTTGTCCATCTTCTTTTAGTTTTATATCTAACTCAAACTTATCTGTGGGATACCCCATAGCATCTAACATCTTAGTCATGTCTCTAATAAAATATTCTAAGAATAATTCTATTGATTGCTTACTAGATTTATTTGCTGTCATTAGTGAAAGTATTTCTCCAGAGCTTAGTTTATATTCCCAATCTCCATTGAACTTTTCAATCCTCTTTACTATAAACTCATGTGCAGGTTTACAGTCAGCTTCCCAACTCTCTAAATTATACTCACCATATTTATACATTACCATTATCTCCCCAACATGCTTTTTAAGATCTAGATCTTCTATTATCTTAAAAGCTACAAGTCTATTATCTTTGTCGGGAGACCTTAGCATTCCAATCAGATTTTTTACTTCTTCTTTTGTTAAAATCATTAGTCTTCAATTTAGTAATTTATCAATAGTGTTTTAATTAAACCTACAGCACTTACTTTATGAAATAAATGGGCGAGTCCTCTTAAATCATTAATAGTAGCACAGTTTATATTTAAATTTACAGTTTCTCCAATATCCGGAGCTGACAATATCTTTATCATATAATTGTTATCAATACCATAATCCTTAGTCAGAAATAATATTATATTTGGAAAAAAGGCATGGCTATACTTTTGATTTTTTATATCAGAGCATATCCAGTCATTTTCTAACAAACTTTCATGTGTTATTTGTATTACATCTTCCATTAGTCTTCAATTTTCAAAGTTTTAATCATCCATTCTGTAGGTGTATTTATATTATCTACCCACTCTTTTGCAGTAGGAATATAACCATTGCAATCTTCTTTCACATGTTGTTCACCAACATATCTTGTGTATACAGTTTTACCTTCTGAATTTTCAAAACTTGGTCCAAACTTTTTCTCACATTCAAATATGCCCTCACTGTGGTGACGGAACATTCTGTGCTTACTATGTCCTATCCAAGCTTTTGTTTCATCAAACCAGTTATGAATCTCTATGTAATCAATTGGTAAACCTCCAAACTTTCTAGCAGAGGATTTTGCATGTTGCCAAGGATGTGACATTAGTCTTCTGTTTTTCTAAATAAATTACCATCATGGAAATATTCTTCGTAATTAATAATCCTAATATTATTTTGTACGTTATATTCCCCAGAAGGAACTAGTATAGCCAATGTACCATGACCACCTTCATTGTTCCACCAATCTTCAATATCATCAAGAATAGTATCCGTAGTAAAGTTCTCTAAGTTTATTGCAAGTTCATTATTTAACTTTCTTAGATCCTTAGAATCCCAACGTAAATTCTGAACATCTTCTATAGAAACATCTTTTTCTTCTGTATAAAGTAGTCCATCTATACAGCCACTATCTCCACTACCTTCATAACTTATCCTAATACCAGTAACTCCCAGATCCGCTAACTGGATCAAGGTTTGCATTAATTCTTGTTCTGTCATAATTATTTAAATTTGTAAAATCTACCTAAAATATTACCATTTAGGAATTCTTGTTTTTCAAGTACTTCATAGATAAACTGATGTTTAGTCTCCTGATAAGTAAGCTCCATCTGAGAATAACATATCCTAAGAATTTCTCTTTTGATAATTACTCCTGATTTGTGAGCATCTTTAAGAATCTTATTACTACTGTAATAATTCATAAAGTCAGGTTTCAGTTCTCTTTTGTACTTTTTTAGTCTTTTATCTGTAGACATAGCCAGAGCTTTTTTGCCAAGAGGTCTTTTGACATTAGCAAAGAAGTTTTTCTTACCCACATATAAAACTGATTTTCCATCTATAATAGCAGACATTATGTAAATAAATCCTACTGCTCCATCTGGAATTTGTTTGTCATCAAACTCTTTACCTTGATATATCCAACTCATAATAATGTTTGTTTTAATAATGGCAAGAGATTATCTCTTACTTTATCTATACCATGTACTTTAATAGCATCTGATAAATCTTTCTCAAGTTCTAATACAACATAATCAAAACCATACTTAGACTTATATTTCTCAGCGGCCTTTATACCAGCCTCATCATTATCAAACAACACACATGCTTTATAATACTTAGAACTAATACTATTCATTATGTTCTCAGGTATCATAGTATTCTCACTGTCTGGTGCAATTGCTTCTGAATTACTAATCTTTAGTTTTTGATATGCCATCAGATCTTTAAGGGAAGATGTAATTATCAAATAAGGTTTATCAAATACTAATTGTTCTGTACCTTGTATATAATCTCTTACCTTGATAAATTTACTTTCTTTAACCTTTGGCTGATAAATCTTATAGAGTGTTCCGTCTTCTCTAAAATACCCATAGATATAATTACCCCTGATAGTTATGCTTGACACAACATCATTTTCATCTGTCTTTGTCATAACATAATATTCTAATGGAACAACATTGTATCTAGATAACAACCTAGAACCAATGTGAAATCCCATCCAATATTTTTGGTCAAGAGTATTCCAGTGCCGCATCTCATAATCAGTAACTTTAAACTTACTGTGCTGTTTGTAAGACTTAATGGGATTATAACCATTGTTTAAAACATATTGGTTATAGTCTTCAATAATCTTATAACTTGCAGAACCTCTAGTGGATAAATTAAATAAATTTTGGACAAGACTAATTGCATCACCACCATTACCTGAAGAAAAATCTTTAAACTTATAAATATTATTTCTGTCAATATAAATACACATAGAAGGTGTTTTCTCCCGTGTATTAAATACAGACTTT